GAGTCCCACATTATGAAACGAGGGAATTCTTTTTCTTGTGAAAGGGTATACGTTAAAAACCTATCTTTTCTATATCATCTATATCGTTCATAGACTCATGGCTCATGGTAAAAACCACGTAAGTGGTTGATTTCATTGGACTTTCCCTCTAACTTGACACTTAAAGTATGTAAAGTTTCTTGATGTAAAGTACTGATTTCGTGCTGAGTTAAAAATAGATTGTTGGATGTACAGTTAGATTGTGTCAGGTTAACCCCTTACTTGACACTTTACACGTACTGTTACAGCGCAGTGTAAACTAGCCTAGTCCCCCCGCTGTAAAGTCGTTCAGTACCGCAGCGTTGGTGCTATAAACCCCCGACGTATGGTGTGTGTAACACACAGAAAAAAGCGAGTTTCCCCGCAATTCGTCAGCCTGTAAACCTGTGGCGGTCGCGTGCCCGATGCGCTGTGCGTAGGCCAAAGAAAAGCCCGCCGAAGCGGGCTGTGGTTAGAAGGACATCACTACAACCAGCAGGAAGTAGAAGATGGGTGCGAAGATGATCGCGCCAAGGATTGCTTTTGCGTCGTCGCTCATGTGGTTCTCCAGTTTGAAAAAAGACCCGGAGCCTGTCACGCTCCGGGTTACTACTTACGCCAGCTTGGTTACTGCGTTGCGCTTCACAGCGCCATCACCACGCTTGGGGAGCAGTGCGATGTAGGGGTTGCCGAATCGGTTTGCCAACATCACTGCTTCGGTGCCACCGTCAGCGATAAACAAGGAGTACTTGTTGATCGGAGCCTTGAGCTTCTTGGAAAGCTCGGTCATCTTTGCGTGGCATTCGCCAGCATTCTCAACCGTAAACTTACCGTCAGCGTCTTTCTTCAGAGCGATTTCGCCCTTGGTGTTCTTGACGATGGACACCGAACCCTCAAAAGTCTTTGCAGACATAGCTATCTCCTAAGTGATGACCCTCATCCGGTGGCGGAATGCAACCTTCTAACGAAGGTCATCACGCAAGGAGACTGCTATGTGTTGTTAAAGAGCTTTGAATCTTTGCAGCGAGATCACTGCATCGACAAATTCAGACTCGCCGATCTTGCCGAAAGTGTCAAGTTGCCTCGCGCATAATGCGCGTAATGCGCATGTGCGCACATGATGCGCGTGCGCACGTGATGCGCGTGCGTGACGCGAGGGGGAGGGGGGTACATGGCTTGAGAAAAGCGAGGCCCCCGGTAGTTGTAGGCAACCTCTTAAACCAAGACCCAAAAAATAGGACGTGTAAAGTTACCCCACCTCTTGACACCCCCGTAACCCCCCGTGCTATATTGCGCTCATGGACAACCTACCTCTCAATCACACCAAGTGGAATGACCGTCTGGCCTTTGACGTAGCCCTGACCCTTGAGGGCAGTGGTGATACCTTGCAGGAGGTCATCACACGGCACCGCATCTCGGCCAACGACATCCTCACGTTCAACGCCGACCCCATCTTTCTCAAGAAGGTGGAGGGCTACCGCACCGAGGTTCGGGAGAAGGGGCTGACGTTCAAACTCAAGGCCCGCGCCCAAGCCGAGGAGTTGCTGACGACCTCGTGGCTATTGATCCATGACGCAGCAGTCTCCCCCGCAGTCAAGGCCGACCTGATCAAGTCCACGGTGAAGTGGGCCGGATTGGAGCCAAAGGACGCTGGCCCGCAGGACAACGGCACCGGTGGTGTGAAGATCACCATCAACCTTGGCAGCGACGCCCGCGACGCCCGTACCATTGAAGCAACCACCGTGGACGTACAAGATGCAACTGCCATCGAAAATTGAAGACCTATTCACCCAGAACTTCAACGGCTTTCGCGCCGTGAAACTGCGCACCGCCACTGAGGCTGTCGCCGTAGAGAACGCACTGGGCCGCGCCAGCCTGTCGTTCCAGACCAAGATCACACGCAGCAAGAAGCACGGACGCGAGTTCGTAATCTCGTTGGTCAGCCCAGAGGCTGCACATGGCGCTTGACATCAACTACACGCCCCCACCCACTGGCAAGAAGTTCATGGCCTCGGACGCCAAGATGCGCGTCCTCATGGGGCCAGTGGGTTCGGGCAAGTCCGTTACCTCCAGCTTCGAGATCGTGCGCAGGGCGTCCATGCAGCAACCCAACGCGCAGGGGATCAGGAAGACCCGAGCGGCCATCGTGCGGGAAACCGCCCGCCAGTTGCAGGACACGACGATCAAGACGTTCCTCGACTGGTTCCCACCGGGTGTGTGCGGGCAGTACATGCGCACCACCAAGACCTACTTCTTCAAGGTGGGCGACGTGGAGTGCGAGATCATGTTCCGGGCGCTGGACGACGCCGATGACGTGGCGAACTTGAACTCGCTGGAGTTGACCTTCGCGTGGTTCAACGAGTGCCGGGACATCCACCCCGACATCATGGACGCCATGTCCAAACGTATTGGGCGATTCCCGTCGGCCAAGGACGGCGGGCCGACGTGGCACGGCATGTGGGGCGACACCAACCCGCCGACGATGGACGGCTGGTGGTACTACCAGATGGAGGGGCTGGACGTAAAGGATGGCGTCTCCCCCAACGACAACGGGTGGGACGTGTTCAAGCAGCCCTCGGGCCGCAGTCCCTACGCCGAGAACATTGAGAACCTGCCGGATGGCTACTACGACACCCAAGGTCGCAGCGAGGAGTACATCCGGGTTTACATCGACGGCGAGTACGGCCTCAGTTCAGCCGGTATGCCGGTGTACAAGTACTTCCGGCCTGACTACCACATGGCGAAGGATCGCCTGCGGGCCATCGTCAACGGGGTGCGGCCCATCGTCATTGGCATGGACTTAGGGTTAACCCCAGCAGCGGTGCTCGGTCAGCAAGACCCACGAGGGCGGGCGCTGATACTTGACGAGGCTGTCTCGTTTGACATGGGCATCCAGCGGTTCATCCGCACCATGCTCAAGCCGTTACTGTACGAGCGGTACCCCGGCTCCCCGGTGCTGGTCGTCGTTGACCCAGCAGGTGTGCAGCGGGCGCAGACCGACGAGCGCAGCGTGGTGGACATCATCAAGGCCGAGGGGATGAAAGTCATACCGGCCAGAACCAACAACGTGTCGGCACGTATCAACGCCGTGGACGAGTACCTCATGCGGCAGGTGGACGGCGACCCGGCGTTCCTCGTTGATCCACGCTGCACGCAACTCAAAGCGGCCATGATGGGCGGTTACCGATACAAGCCCAAGGGTGACGGCGACATCGACAAGAACAAGCACTCGCACGTGGCTGAAGCCTTGCAGTACCTGATGTTGCATATTGCCCACGCCAGCGAGGGGCACGCGCTCCAGCAGCGGCGGGAGGTCAAAAGAACTTCCGCTCTGGGCTGGACGTGATACCATGATCATGCTGCTGTCGCAGTTGTCACCTCCCTCCCCGTCACTCCAGTCGGGGTTTCACCCCCTGAGCGTGAAAACTCTGGGGGTTTCTTTTTATTTGACCACGTGTATACTTCGTGGTAGAACCCTGCCGTAAGGAGGCTGACATGGCTACCAAATCGTCCACGATCTTCTCAACAAACCCCAAGATGGATACATCTGGGGTCAAGGCCAAGATGCCTCAGATGGGCTACGACATGCGCCCCCTTCCCCCCAAGGAGATCACGGGTGGCAAGTTGTACATGAAGGCACTCCGCGAGGAGGAAGACTTCAACAAGACGCAGACCATCACCAACATCCCCAAGCTCAAGCAAGCTGCTAAACTGGTCAACGGTGGCACGTCTCCATACATGGCGATGGAGATCATCAAAGGCGAAGAATTTGACACGGGCGAGTACGGCAATAGCTGCTCTCACTGGAAATAAACAATGGCCGGACTGACATTCCTGCGTGTGGTATCAAACTCTGAACTTGCTCGGCAAGAGCAAGAGGTTTCAGATCGCGCTCTTGCCGAGCGGCAGAATCAACCCGTCATCCTTGGCTTGGCCGGGTACCTGCGCCAATGCTGGGATGTTGCCCAGATGGCAAAGAAGCCCATTGAGTACATCATGCTGCGTGCGCTGCGCCAGCGCAACGGCCAGTACGACGCAGACAAACTGCAACAGATTCGAGGGCAGGGCGGCTCCGAGATTTACATGATGATCACCGAAGTCAAGTGCCGCGCTGCGGAGTCTTGGCTCAGGGACATCTTGCTTGACAATGGCTCCCCACCGTGGGACTTGCAGGCCACGCCCATCCCTGACCTCAGCCCAGCACAGACCAAGGACGTGCAAGCCATCTTCGCCGAGCGCGTGATCAAGATGGTCGAGGAGTACGGCAAGGCTCCCAACCGGGAGGAGATGGCCGAGATGCGAGAAGCGGTCAGCCAAGATTTCCGCTTCGCTGTCCTGCAACAAGCACAGATGCGTGCCGACCGAATGAAGGTCAAGATTCAAGACCAGTTTGCCCAAGGCGGCTGGGAAGCATCATTCAACGATTTCATCACCGACCTTGTGACGTTCCCTGCGGCGTTCATCAAGGGGCCGGTTGTGCGCCGCCAGCGGGCGCTGGGTTGGAAGACCAACGCGATGGGCCAGACTGTGGTCGAACCCATTGAGCGCCTTGGGCCGGAGTACGAGCGGGTCGATCCGTTCTATATCTACCCTGAGCCGGGGATCAGCACGATCAACGAAGGCTACCTGTTCGAGTACCACCCCCTGAGCCGGATGCAACTGTCCGACCTCATCGGCGTTCCGGGCTACGACGAAGACGCCATCCGCAAAGTGCTGGAGATTGGCAACGGCCAGTCGTGGATCAATCAGGACGTGGAGCTTCAGAAGGACGAGGAGGAGCGCAAGTACTACTCGTACATGAAGCCGACCACTGAGTTCGATGCTCTGGAATTCTGGGGCAAAGTCAGCGGCAAGATGCTGCGCGAGTGGGGTCTGACCGAGGAAGATGTGCCCGATGAGGCCCGCGAGTACGACGCCAACGTCTGGATGGTAGGCAACTACGTCATCAAGGCGGTGCTCAACTATGACCCGCTGGGCGAGAAGCCCTACGCCAAGACCTCGTTCATCAAGTGCCCCGGCGCGTTCTGGGGCAAGGCCATACCCGAGATCATCGAGGACTTGCAGGGCGTGTGCAACGCCGCTGCTCGTGCGCTTGTCAACAACATGGGTATCTCCAGCGGCCCACAGGTCGAAGTCAACGTGGAGCGCCTGCCGCCCAACGAGGACATCACCCAGTTGACGCCTTGGAAAATCTGGCAGACCATCAACGACCCCGTGGGTTCGAGCGCACCGGCCATCCGGTTCACGCAGCCCGACTCGCGGGCGAACGAACTCATGGGTGTGTACGAGAAGTTCAGCCGCTTGGCCGACGACCACTCGGGCATCCCAGCCTACGTCTATGGCGACCTGAACGTACAGGGCGCTGGGCGTACTTCATCCGGCCTGTCCATGCTCATGGGCGCGGCAGGCAAAGGCATTCGCCAAGTCGTGATGCACATTGACACAGATGTCGTGAAGCCCATTGTGCTGCGCCAGTTTGTGTACAACATGCGGTACGATGAGGATGAGTCCATCAAGGGCGACGTTGAAGTTCTTGCCAAGGGCGCGATTAACCTCGCGGTCAAGGAGACTGTCAACATTCGCCGCATCGAATTTCTCAACGCAACCGCCAACCCGATTGATCTTGAGATCATCGGCAAGGAGGGACGTGCCAGTATCCTTCGGGAGATCGCAAAAGGGTTGCAAATGTCCGTGGAAGACGTTGTTCCGTCTCGGGAGAAGGAAGGGTATACCGGTCGTATCACCGCACGGGCTGCGATGGCCGCTGCACAGCAGCAGGCACAGCAACCCCAAGGTGGCGCACCGCAACAGCCTGACGGTTCTCCCAAAGGCGGGATGGAGGCCAACACGGTACAGAGTCGTGTAAGTGGGATGGCGGCATGATCAAGCCCGAGCCACAAGTCATCAAAGGATTGGCGCAAGCTGTCCGACAACACCCAGAGATTCTGGTGTGGATGGAAGGTGTGCTCGCGCAGGAGTTGAAGCGTCTCCCTTACGCGATTGACAATCCGGCAGTGTTTCAGGGGCGCTGCCAGATAGTGGTCGAACTCATTGAGTTCGCAAAAAACACCCCTGCTATGGCGGCAAAGTTATGATGCAACTCGCCGTCTTTAATCACGCACACCGATAGGAGCGTTCAACATGGCAATCCCAGAGCAAATTCGCAAACAGACCGAGGCAGTTCAGGAGTTGTACAAGCAACTCAACACGGACGACAACACAGGCGCAGGAGCTACTCCTCCCGCCGATGGCACCGTCACGCCCGTTGAGAACAATGGCAACCCGAATTACGCCGACGAGAATCCTGCCCCGAATAATGCCGCTCCGGCACCCACAAACGAGCAGAAACCGGGTGCCGACAATGTGCCGGATGAAACTGTTTCCCAGAAGTATCGAACACTTCAGGGAATGTACAACGCCGAAGTCCCCCGTCTGCACCAGCAGAACCGGGAGATGCAGCAGCGAGTCCAGCAGATGGAACAGTTGCTTGCTTCGATGACTGCCACAAACCCCCAAGCTGCTGCACCAGCAGCCGAGCGTCTGGTCACTGACCAAGATGTTCAGGATTATGGTGAGTCAATTGACATGATGCGCAAAGTGACCCGCGAGGAACTCGGGGCCGTCGCCCAGCGCATTGCAGGACTCGAAGCAACGCTGCGTCAGATGCAGGTGAACGTGGTGCCACAGGTGCAAGCGGTGGCCCAACGCCAGCAAATGAGCGCAGAGCAAGCGTTCTGGGCTGACTTGTCTGCGAATGTCCCGAACTTCCGTCAGATCAATGACAACGCCGACTTCCAGTCGTGGCTGTTGGAATTTGACCCAATGACTGGAGTGACTCGGCAGACGTTCCTCGATGACGCCCAGCGGTCGCTTGACTCTCGGCGTGTCGTCAGTTTCTTCCGCACTTGGCTAGAGTCCACTGGACAAGCCGCCGTTGCTCAATCCACTGGGAACTCTCCCAACTCTGAGTTGGAGAAACAGGTTTCCCCCGGTCGCTCACGTAGCACCGGAACCCCTGTATCCGCCAACCAAGGCAAGACCTACAGCCCTGCTGACATCCAGAAGTTCTTCAACGATGTCCGCTCCGGGAAGTACAAAGGCCGAGAGCAAGAGCGTTCCCGAATCGAACGCGATATTTTCGCTGCCCAGCGAGAAAACCGCATTACCGCAAATGCCTGATTAAAGGAGTTACATCATGTCTTATCCCGTCTCCCCCGGTCGCCCAAATTACAGCGGCAACTTCATCCCCGAAATCTGGTCGGGCAAACTGATCGAGAACTTCTACGACGCCACCGTGCTCGCAGCGATCTCGAACACCGACTACGAAGGTGAAATCCGCCAGTACGGCGACGCCGTGAACATTCGCACCACGCCGGAAATCACCATCCGCGACTACGTGAAGGGCCAAACCCTGACCGTGGAAAATCCTGACAAGCCAAAAATCCAACTGTTGATCGACAAGGGCGAGTACTTTGCCTGCGTTGAGGACGATGTGGACAAGGTTCAGTCGGACATCAACCTGATGGACACTTGGACGAAAGACGCTTCCGAGCGTATGAAGATCAAGATCGACCAGCGCGTGTTGACCGACATCCTGCCCGGTATCGCCTCTACCAACAAGGGCGCTACTGCTGGTGAGCAGTCTGCCTCGTTCAACCTCGGTACGACCGGCGCTCCGCTGACCGTGACCAAGGACGGCGCATCGAGCACCACTTCCGTTGTTGACCTGTTGGTTGACCTCGGCACTGTGTTGGATGAAGCCAACGCCCCCGAAGGCGACCGCTTCGTGGTCATCCCTGCCAAGATGGCTGGCTTGATCAAGAAGTCCGAACTGAAGGACGCTTCGCTCACCGGCGACAGCATGTCCATCGTTCGCAACGGTCGTCTGGGTATGATTGACCGCTTCACCGTCTACGTCAGTCACAACCTTGCTGTGTCTTCTGGCAAGTACAACATCATCGCCGGTCACAAGATGGGCTTCACGTTTGCGTCGCAGATGACGAACATGGAAACCATCCGTTCCGAGTCCACCTTCGGCAACATCGTCCGTGGCCTTCAGGTCTACGGTTACAAGGTTGTCAAAGGCGAAGCTCTGTCCACCGCCGTCGTGCAATTCTGATGACTGGGGGCTTCGGCCCCCGTCTTCGTCCAAACACTGAAAGGAAATTAAAATGACTGCATTTACCGACTCTTTGGGGTTCAACAAAGGCACCGCTGCCTTCCCCGCCAATGTGACCGAAGTCTCTAAGTTTGAGGTTAAGCTCGACTTTGCTGCAATCGTCGCTGCCCGTTCCGCTGCTGGTGCTACCGCACTGGCTGCTACCGACACACTGCAAGTAATCAGCCTCCCGGCTGGTTCCGTGGTGT